TCATCATTGATAAATGCGATAGAAATAAACATTGGATTCATGGGGTTTTCATTAAACAATGAAAAAAAACGGATTGCATCTAATAATAACAGGCAGGTTGTAACAGGCATACTTGTTAACGACTCTTTAAGGCCAACAAGAAACTACAGAAAAAAAATTCGATCTGCCTTTGATCATGCAATTAAAGGAATGGATAACAACCAAGAGACCATAAATAAATTAAAGGGATATTTTAATTATTTAAAATCCTTTAAGCGATATGGGTTTTCATTCAACGAAAAATATTATGCAGATATTTTATGGCGTTTAATTAATATAAAAAAAGAATAGCGCGAACACGCCGGGTACATAATGTATATGACCAACGCCGCGTAGAATAGCTCGGATGTCGAAGCACTACGCGATGCGCGACACGCCGTCGCGGCTTATCGCCCTTATTCCTCATCCGTAAGCACTACATCACCACAGGAACGCACGCTGGCGCTGAATAAATAAATTAAATATCCACCTCAGCGCGCAGTGCTTTCCCCTCCTCGCCTGCCCGCTTCACGGGTCGGTTTACATGCAGGTGCATGACCGGGCTCAGACCGCGCCGGGACTGGTGCGGGCGGGCATGTGACGGGTGCAGAAATAAATGCAGTTAAATGCAGCTTATGCATGCAGGGTATTTTTTAATTATTTAGGGATTTTTCGGCTATTTTTCAGGGGCGAGGAGGTGCGCCCGGCAGGGGATTACCGGCGCGCATTTTTCTGTGATTTATTACTGCTGGCTGTCAATGCGGGACGCTTTATCGGGTCTGATGCCGACGGCATTCAGCACCGCGCAGCCCTCATGATTAATCCCGTTACCTGCGGCCAGCCACGATGCAAGGGCGTCGCGCAGGTGGTGCGTTGCCCTGTCGAGCGCCCGGTGTTGCAGGTGCGCCGGGAGGCTGCGGATATGTATCAGCTCCGGGGCAAGAATGGCGGCCAGCCCTGCGCCGTGCTGATGCATGAAGCCATCAAGCCGGTGGCGGATGCTGAGTGCCTGGACGGTCTCATGGGCGCGAATGTACTGCCGTGCGGCCTGCCGGGTTTCTTCCGGGGCACAGGGCGTTTCCCGGCAGCTCAGCCACACGGCACGGTGTTGCAGGCAGGCCTCTGCGGCCTGCGTCAGGGAGTTGGTCATGGTGTCTCTCCTGCGGTTAAAAGCGCCACGGCGTTCTCCGGCATGGCGGGCTGACGTATCACCCCGTCGAGCGTCTCGGAGGTGCGGAACGTGGCCGAGCATTCAAGACTGGTGCACTGGTGATAGCGCTGCTTGAGGTTCTCCGACACATACCGGCTGGTACGGGTATGCGCGGGCTGTCTGCAGTACGGGCAGTGAAACATGGCTCAGCTCTCCGCCTGCTTTTTTCGGGCGGCCAGCTCCGCGGCAAGCTGCATACGTCTGGCAGGGCTTTTATAGAGTGTCATGTCCACGCCGGTCAGCGGCGGGCGGTGCAGGCCGAGCTGAGAGATAACCGGCTCATTGTCCATGTCGAAGGTATAGAACTGTGCCTGTAAGGCAACATGCTGTTGCAGCTCCTCAGCCAGGACGTCACCCGGACGTGGCTCACCTTTCAGCTCCAGCTCACGCAGGCGCAGACGGTAAGCGCGTACCAGCGCCGGGCTGATGGTGTCCATCGCTTCTGTCCAGGCCGCCTGTGCGCAGACGGTAAGTGCGGTCGCATGTTCATCGACATACTTTCTGCCGGTCGCACATGCCGTGAGCATGGCGCGGGATTTGTCTGTCTCCAGCTCGGCAATCAGGCCGGTGAACTCCTCTGCCAGCTCGCGCCCGGCCATGCGGCGGCCGTGTTCGGCTTTCAGCTCCGGTGTCATGGCTCCGCCCAGGCTGCGCAGGCGGGTACGCCAGCTTTTGTCGGCCTCCGCGCTTTCCTCAAGCGCGTTCTGCCGTTCCTTTTCGCTGCGGGTGATGGCTGCGCCGATGTCGTTCAGCGTCATCATGCTGCCGGTGTGGGCGGCTTTCGCCTCTGTAAAGCGGGTGAGCGCCTCGCTCACGGCGGCGGCATTCTTCTGCGCAGCCTTTTCAGTGGTGACCGCAACGACATTCCCGATAAGGGCGCGGTCAGGGGCAGGCCGGGTGCCGGCAACGGTTTTCATCAGGGCGGTGATAATTTCAGTTTTCATGGCGGGCTCTCTCTTTTCAGTGTGAGGGCATTCTGCCGTGGCCTGCACAACAGAACGAGCTGTTGCTGTTGTGGCCGGGATGGTACAGAAAGCCGCTGAAAAAACCGGCTCGCCAGAAAGAGGTCGCAGGAAAACCCCTCTCCCTGTTTGTTTTTCTGTATTTAACTCTTCACACTGTTCATCAAGAATATAAAAAGTAAGTAATACAGTAAGTTAAGTGGTGAACAGTTGAGGGGTAAAGTGTTCACCGACTGTTCACTACTGTTCACCTGAAAATTCAGAGACCCGTCGGGGCTGTTAGACTTTTTTCTGATTAAAAAAACAAAAAGCACCAGTAAAAGTAATTAACGGTTTGCCATTAATGGCCAATGTTTACCATCAGTTTGCCAGCGTTGACCATTTGATTAATCAGGGAAAAGTCAATGTTAGTTTTCGCGAAAATGTTACATGACCGGAGAAAAAATATAACCATAATAGGGTGCTACCTGACGCCGGAAAGACATGACCGGCACCACACGGACTTTATGAGGTAGCCCGATGCACACCGCTTTTTCTTCCCCGATTTCCGCCCCTGCCGCCCCGTTAATACCGGGAACTGAGCCTGCTCATGAGCGTTTTCTGCGCCTGCCCGAGGTGATGCACCTCTGCGGTCTGTCGCGCTCCACCGTTTACGACCTCATCAGCCGGAATGCCTTTCCGCAGCAGGTCTCCCTGGGCGGCAAAAATGTCGCCTGGCTGCACAGCGAAGTCACCGCCTGGATGGCTGCCCGCATCGCCGACCGTAACCGGGGCTGTGACGCATGATGATGTCCGCCCTGCAAAAACTGCCTCTTCCTGGCTTGCTTCTTCTGGCTGTTTCCAGGTATAGTTTTCCCGCTGCCGCAAAATCGGCTGCCGGGATTGGCGTCCCGTATACAACATTGGTGACACCAGACGCGTCACGCGTCTTTTTTTGTGTCTATGCCTTAGTGCATCCATTTTTGGTTCGAAGGTTCTTATGCCTTTGGATCTATAGAGTAATGGTGGCTCAGGTGGGGGCTTCTTATGAAGCGCCGGTTTCCAATGTTGCCGGTTACGCCAACCCCGTCTGGGCTACCACCAGTGAAATTGGCGTTTCCGGTGGTAGCGTTAAAACGCAAACATTGGAGGCTGCCACCATGGCTACCCACCTCACCCTGTCACACCCGCAGTTTGTCTATGTCTTCGCTGCTGTTCGCCGCGCTGACCGCACACCCCGTATCTGTATGCTCCGCACCGTCGCCGGTGACGAACACGCTGCACGCCGTTCCCTTGTCCGGGATTACATTCTCGCGTTTGCCGGACGTCTGCCGGTGGCGGAGGTGCACGCGTGAAAGACCTGACCCTGACCCTCACCCGTGATGAGCTTGCGTGCCTGGAGCACCTGCGTAACGTCGGCCAGTTCGTGAATGCCATGACGCTGTTGAATGACAGCGTGACGGTCAGCCGGGAACCGGCGCACCAGGCGCAGCTCTCCTCCGTGATTTACCTCATGACCACCCAGCTCGACGGTGTGGTGGAGCGCTGCATGCAGCGCTGGCTCACTGAGGAGGTCGGCGTATGAAAACCCCGTTAACGCCCGTTCTGCGCGCCGCGCTTTACCGCCGCGCCGTGGCCTGCGCCTGGCTGACCGTGTGTCATCGTCAGCACCGTTACCCGCACCTCACCCTCGATGCGCTGGAGTCGGCCATTGCCGCCGAGCTGGAGGGGTTCTACCTGCGCCAGCACGGCGAGGAGAAAGGCCGCCTGATTGCCTGTGCCCTGCTGGAAGATTTAATGGATGCCGGTCCCCTGAAAGCGGCCCCGTCGCTGTCCTTTCTCGGGCTGGCCGTGATGGATGAACTCTGCGCCCGCCATATCAGCGTGCCTGTCCTGCACTGAGGTAATCACCAATGAAAATGAACGTAACGGACACCGTTAACATGGCGTGCGGCCACTGGCCGCGCATTCTCCCGGCGCTGGGCGTGCCGGTCATCAGAAACCGGCATCAGGCCTGCCCCGTCTGTGGCGGCTCTGACCGCTTCCGCTTTGACGATAAAGAGGGGCGCGGAACGTGGTTCTGTAACCAGTGCGGCGCGGGTGACGGGCTGAAACTGGTTGAAAAGGTGTTCGGTGTGACCCCGTCCGAGGCCGCCGGGAAGGTGAATGCCGTGACCGGCACCCTGCCGCCGGTCACCCCGGCAACCACCGCGCCCGCAGACACCGGAACGGACGCCGCGCGAAAAGCGGCGGCAGCACGGGCGGCTGAGCTCGTGGCCTCTGCCCGCCCGGCCACCGGTAACGCCTACCTGACCCGCAAGGGGCTGGCTGAGCGCGAATGCCTGACCCTGACCACCACGCACAAAACCGGGGGCGTGAGCTACCGCGCCGGGGATGTGGTTGTCCCCCTGCATGACGACACCGGGGCGCTGGTTAACGTCCAGCTTATTAACGCAGACGGAGAAAAGCGAACGCTCAAAGGCGGGGCGGTGAAAGGCGCATGCCATATCATTGAAGGCCAGAAACCGGCGGGTAAACGCCTGT